ATATCACTATTAGATCCACGACCCAATGCAATTACCCAGTCAGCATCATAAGCAATTTGACGAGACCAAGCAGTTTGTCCCAAAGTTGGAACGGTAGATAAATCATTAACATCATCAGGTGTAGCAGATGAAATTGCAATAATCGGAACTTCTTCTGCAATAGCCATTAGTTTAAGTTCACGAGATAAGTTCTTCATACGAACAGTTTCATTGTCTGACTTTTGGTTTGGACTCATCAATTGCAAATAGTCTACAATGACAAAGTCTGGTTTATATTGGTCAATCTTTCCACGAAGTACAGATGGAGTAATATCTCCACCTTGATCGTTTGAAATAATGTGAAACTCTGGCTTACCTTGTAACTTATCCCCATGCCATTTCTTTAACATATCAATTTCAATCTCACCTGCAGAAATTTTTCTATGTGACCATAGGCCTTCGCCCATAATAGTATAAACACGATTACGCACTTCTGTCTCACTCATTTCAAGTGAAATAACAAGTGGTGACTTTCCTTGTTTCCAAGCCTGAACTGCAAAATATAATGATAACCATGACTTACCAATTCCTGGATAAGCAAGAAACACTCCCAGTTGGCCTGGCATAATTCCAGCAGGTAAATAGTTGTCAAATCCTGGCAAACCTGTTTTAATTCCAGTCTGACCTAATTCTTTTTGTTTTTGAACATTTTCATAATATGCAACTGCAGAATCAATATCAGTAACATCAATATCACGAATTTGTGATGTATTCTTTTTAAGTTCTGATGTTCCATGAATTAAAGAATCCAGTGCGATAGCACCTTCGCCTTGTTGAATTTGTCCAGCAGCACTTCTCAATAAATCTTTTAATCCATCGTTTAGGTATTCTACCTGCAACTCTTCAAGATGATGTTTTGTAGAACCAACATCTTCCGTTGGAATAAAATCTCTAAACTTTTCAATTACAAGCGATACTGGTGGAACTACAGAATTATGTTCAGCATAATTTCTAATAAACTGCCATACGTCATTATGGGTTCTTAGCAAATTGTCTACATTCGCCTGCATTAGTACGTGGATCTGCTTATCTTGTAGTACTGCTGATAAAACCTTTGACTCTGTATTATTCACTCAACCACGCCCTTGCCATTATTCTACGCTCTGCTCTTTCTTTATCATCTTGCTCTTTATCTAATTTTGCTTGTAGTATTTTTTCTGTATTGTACGCAAAGAAATTCCAAGAAGGAGACTGAGCGACATGAAAATAGTAATCCAATAAATCATAGCATACTCCAATTCCATACGACTCTATAAGGGCATCTGAAGCCCATTGTTCTACGTTTAAGTTTAGGGATGGCTTTTTTTCATACTTTGCAGTATGCAACTTGCTATAGCGTGAAAGCAAAGCCATGCGGTCTTTGCGTTCTGCCATTATGCTTCTGCAGCCTCAGCCTGTGCTTCTTGAATTTTTTCTGTGAGTTTATCTTCAACAAACTTATAGACACGTTCAAAAGCCTGATCTATATTTTCTCCATCACGTTTGTTATCAATAACTCCAAGGTCTAGCCTAAGTGACTGAAAATTACCAAGATTCAGTGTATAGCCTAGTGTTACATTTACTTTTGTTTCTTCCATTACCCCTCCAAGGTTAAATGCTTTCATTCCAAACTGGGATGAATTTACCATCTTCAGTTCTTGTATATGTAAGTATACCGTCTCCCATCCTTCTTGTCAACTCTTGCGGATTAGGAGTCATATCATTTGTAATTAAACTATCTTTTCTTGGTCTACCTATATGTATACTTGCCAGTATATCACGAATCTCTTTTACTTGCGATTCTGAATAATAAGATCTTCTTTGCCATGCTCTTTGTCCACCCTTGACACATCCCATAGGACCTGGTATAACACCACGTTTTACTAATTGTGGCATATATTTTTTATGACGATTAATTAGTTTGGCAGTTTCTCCAACTGTATATGCTCGTTCACGATTTTTTTTAAAATCACTAATTAAACAAGTTTCAATTCTATCTTCTATAATATTATAAAGAGCGACAAGGCCATTTGATCTATTATAATGATGAACCCTAACTAATTGTTTATTTAAAAACCAGACCTTTTGATTGCCTTTAATTACAGTGGCATCATTGTAGCCTTCGCCCTCAATCGTTCCTGTGCGAGTAACCATAATCCCTCACTTGTAGCACTAGGTGGATGATAGAATTTTCTATCGCCACAAATTACACAAAATGTTTCAATATGATCAACAGTCGTATACTGACGATCTATTAAAACCTTACCTTTGCATCTCTGACATTTCAAAATTGGAACCCCTAATTAGGAATTCCTACTATAATAAGATTAACAATCACTGACAAATCTCCAGACGAATTAAATCTAACAATACCATTAACGCTGGATCGTGTAACATCTGTTATAACAACCGTTACGTTTTCACCAGCAGCAGTTTTTCCTGTGTTAATTGGTGTTGCAGTTACAATTGGAGTATATTTAAAATCTCCAGCAAATTGATATGAGAATGCTTTGCTTGACGCTGCTGTAACCGTACTGTTATTAGCAACAGTAACAGAGCCTCCAACAACTCTCATTTCTGATGTTTTTACATTTTGTGGTCCAGCAGAAGCGGTATCTATAGTTGCATAGTTATATGTAGCACTAGATACTTGGTCTGATAGCATATTAATGCCTTGAGCCAATTGGTATAGGTATGCTACATCAATCGGTTGTCCACGTTCAGGTAAAGGTACTTTTGCCATAATTATCTCCTATTTAATTATACCAGAGATACTGACGAAGATTCAAATACCTGCAGCAAAGTATTTCTAGTTTTAGATGTACTTGAAATCTGAACCGCCATTTGAACACTCGTAGTTCCTGTATTTAAAAATGAATATGTGTGAGTTGGGGTTGTTCCGTGATATGAATATGATCCCCCATCAAATTTAACAAATATATCGTAACTTGGATAATTAGAAACATCGTCCCAAACACCAATTGAGAATGTTCCATTTTTTACAAGTGTGCCTGATACAGTGGTTATTGTTGGATTTGCTACATTTTTAAATTCTGAATAATGTGATGTTCTATTTTTATCTTCAGAAATAACCCTATATCTAACAGTATAAGTATTATTACTGCTAACTGGGGGCAATTCGCTTTTTAAAATTCTAGTTTGTTTTATTCCTTTATCTGCTGCCATCACGTCACATCCGTTACTACTCTAAATTCAATATAATTATTAGTATTAGGTTCTTTTATTGATGTTTGTTTATTGGTATTTTGAACAATAGAATATCCAGTCATTCCATAGAGTGGATTTATAGTTGAAATATTGTCCATTCTTATCGCATCTAATGCTACAAAATAATTTGCTGATGGGGTTGACCCTATTAGTGCTGATGCATAAACTCTTATTGTTGTAACATTTTTCCATGAAAATGTTGTCGTACTATATGTTAATTGATCTAATCTTTTACTTACGACACAATATCTATTTGTTGAAAAATCTTGATTGGTATTTGTAACTTCTGCATTTAATCTAGCATATTGTGAACCATCTGCATCTGAAAACTCTACCATTACTCTAACTGTATCTGGTTGTGTTACAGAAGCCCCATCAACGCTAACAACAGAAAATGCAACTTTCAATAAATCTGCAGTTGAGTTACGTGAAAAATCTATTGTTTGTCCAGTTAATTGAATAAATTTAGGAGTTCCACTAATTGAAAATACACCGCCAGATGATGTAAGGTTTGTCGTATTTCCTTTTAACATAATTATATTATTTAAATATCTACATCTTTCATATCTGTTTGCTCTTGTTGTATCTAAAAATCCTAAATTATTAGCGTTTGTTTCAATACATGAAGATGTTGATGTAATAACATTTAATGAATTTGTAATTTTTTCTGTTATTAATGTTGGGTCTGCAAGAGTTGTTCCATCATTATACTGCCATCGTTCAGTATCAGCAAAAGATGTAATAGTTCTACTATCATAAGATGTGGCTGATGAATTGGATCCCGCCGAAAATAATCCTATTTCTGATATTTCATATCTTTCATCTGAAGGAAGTTCGGCAGTAAATATAAGTTTATTTGTTCCACTATCATTAACATAGCCACGTGATGTAATAGGTACTCTAAACATTTCAAAATCTAATACTGTTTTAGATGGATCTACATGTAAAACAATTGTTGCAGAAGATAGAGCAACAGTTGGTGCAGGACTTATGGTAAATTGAGTTGAACTTGTAACTGCTGTAACCAATGTATCTGCTGTAGTGCTTAATGTACCAGTTCCACTAGAAACTGTTATTTTTGCTCCTACCCAAATTCCAGATGTGCTTGAGACTGTTACTGTTGTTCCAGATGATGATGCTCCAGATATGGATGTTATATTTGGCCTTGGCTTGGCACCACAGCCAACAGCAAGGAATGAGGCAAAGGCAGGGGCAGTGCCAATTAGATATTTTGCAATAATTTCTTTGCCAGTATTAGTTATCATATTCCTACCTCACTTATTGTACCATTATACGCTATTTGGACCTCAACCTGCTCATCATTTTGCATATTTATTAACTCTACAACCAGGGAACCATCCGTATCTATCCACACATTGGCATTGTTCCCACTAGGATCATTGGTTAGCACTGGAATCTTATTTGAAAGATCAATAGAATAGTTTCTAAATGTATCAACAGATGTCTGTTGTAGTTTTACAAGATTGTTTGGATTATACTCTTGTTGAATAATATTTAAATTAGCAATAGGATTGTAATTAATTGTTTGTCCATTGACTGTGTCATACCGTGCTATAGATAATAATTCTTGTCCCCCGACATTTTCAAATAATAGATCTAAGTAAAGTTGATCTGGAATGGCATCACTGTTAAACAACACAGTATCTATTGGTGCTGTTTTAATTGGAGGCACAACTGGTGGAGTAACAATAGCAGGAGGAATATAGGGTACTGGTGCCACGTATGGAGGAGGAGTAACTGGGGGAGGAGTAACTGGGGGAGGAGTTACTGGAGGAGGAGTTACTGTTGGGGGTGGGGGAGTAACTACAACTGGTGCAGGCGCAGGAGCAGGAGCAGGAGCAGGAGCAGGTGCAGGAGCAGGAGTAGGTGCAGGTGCAGGAGTAGTACTAATAGTTTGAGTTGTAAATCCTGGAATATTTACCTGTGTTCCACTCCAAATCATATTTCCATTATTATATTTTGGATTAGTAGTTAATACTGGGGTTGCAGCAAGAATTGCAGATACAGTAGTTCCATTTGCTGCTGCAATTGAAGAAAGAGTATCTCCAGGTTTAACAGTAACCTTGGTAGTAGTAGGAACCTGAACAGTTAAAGTGGTTACTCCTCCACCGCCACCACCGCCAGTTGCATCTAGCATATTACACCTCACTCAAATAGACAGTCATGCTTGGACCATCTAGATTTTTTTTGTAATCAATATTATATACTACAAATGTAGTATCTTCTGGAGAAACTACATCTACATCATTTGCTTTATATGAAACATTTACAAAATCTCCTAATTGTAATGTTGGTGTTGAAAATAGTTCTATTCCAACATTTTTCTTTGGTTTTAAATTACGAGAAGTAATCCATCCAAGCAAATCACTAGCCAAATCATTAGTTTGAATATATTGACTATTTAATGTAAAATCATTTTTACCATACAAAATTCTACTTAATTTTATTTGATCATATGCTTCAGTATATCTGTCTGGTGATGTTATTACAGTGGTTCCAGATAAAACAGGATTTGATGGATTACCTTTTTTATCATAGTAATCATCTACTGTTAATGTTTGAGTTGTATCTTGAGTAAATGTTACACCCTGAATACGCAAAAAATTACCAGAAGTTTCATCAAGATTGAGTGCAGTATCTGTATGATTAAACACTAAAAATTCTGCACCATAGGAATCTGCTATAAATCCAGACACGGTATAACCCTTTAGTCTATTCAACGTAGGTGCAATTTTGGCATAAAGTGCAGGATAGGCACGATCATATTTAACATTAAAGTATGCACACTCTCTCATGATAGTTCCAAATTCTTCAAAATATAAATTATACTTTGGCGTGTTGTCAGCACCAATTCCACTTAAATATGTTTTTTGAATTACACCACTCAGTGCATATTTACTCATTGCCTCTAATGCATTAACGCTATTATTTTCATCTCCGAACACTGATGCTAATGGTACTTCTAGATCAAACACGGCATTTGTGGCATAGTTTTTTCCTAATCCATAAACATTTTCAAACATAGCCTTTGAAGATCCTCTAACAAATAATCCTATTGCTGGATTTGATAATGCAATTGGAGACGTATCTTCAACAGTATGTATCAATTTTTCATTAATGTACAAGTAAAATGTTCTTGCAGTTCCATGGTCTACATACTCTATTGCTAAATCATATACGGTTGGATTGTCTTCATTAATCATTCTATATTGTCCCGCAAAATCTCCGCTATCAACCAATATGTTTCCTATACCACCCCATAACAACATTGGTATTGCATTGGTTGTTGCACTATCTTTGTGAACTTTATAGAACATAATATTATTTAATGCATTTGTACTTAATCCAGTTTTTGGATCTATATTTAGATATGTTTGCAAATTGGCTGCAGTAAGTGCAGCAATTTCAAAATAATATCCTACATTTGTATTAGGATCAACTAAAGAAATACCTGCGGAACCTCCACCAATACTTACAGTTTGTGTAGGATCTACTCCAGGAACATTATAATATGACATACTACCTACAGGGCTTTGAGACATATCTCCAAGTGATTCTGCTTTGCCTATAATTCTAACTCTAGTTCCAACATGTGGGTAATGTTTATCTATAGATTTCCAAACATATGAAACAAAATTTCTTGGAATATCTGTTACTGCAAAATCAGGTCCACTAATGACCAACGCTGAGGATTGAATAGTTCCATCTTTAACAGTGTTTAAATTATTTATTCCATTTTCATTATTAAATTTAGAAGATAAAAAGTTTTTAATAATACCATTTCGTGATGCTTTTTTAGCAATATCAGGACTGACACCAGCAGCAGCCTGAAGAGAGGTGTCAACTGCTGGCAATGTTGGTGCTATTTCTGTAGTATACAAATATTGAGATTGCATATTGCATCCTTGAACATAAGAGTTATTTTGCCAGTAGGCATCTAGTCCTGAATTATGAGCAACAATAGGTGTTCCAAATTGACCACGACCATGTTTTACCACTGCACCATTTTTTAGTTTTGTATAACCATTAATTACTTCGTAATTTGGTTCAGCAAATATTCTTACATTTCCGCTTGGATAAATTTTTCCATTAAATGGTAAAGTAGAAAAATAATTTGTATATTCTTGATTGCTTGTTATCCAAACATTTCCAATGCCAGTTACTATGTACTCTACGGCATCATATTTAATAATTTCTCCATTGGCATATAAATAACCATTAAATCTGTTTAACCAATAAGCATTTTCACCTAAATTAATAACATTATTAACAAGTACATTTCCAGATACTTTAGGAATTTGATCTGTTAAATTTGCATTTAATGGTACTGCTGCTAATGAATACTTAGATTGATTTTGATTAGTTGTAGTAGTTGTTCCTGTTCCACCAGATACCTCCCAAAGTAGTGATGGTTTGTAAATCCAACTTTTATCAGTATATTGTGATTGGGAAAAACTACCATATGTTCTTTGAATATATCTTTGTGTGTAATTGATTGTTCCATCATTAATAATCTTTTGATCTTGAGATGAAATTGCAAGAATATTTTCTAGAAAATCTCCATCATTATTTCCTCTTAACACCATATCAATAGATCTTGCTCCAGTATTATCCATCAAATATTCTTTTGTCATAACAATAAAATTATTATATTCATCAAAAAACATTGCTGATTGTGTAGCCTGTGCAAGTTGATTAAGAACTTCAGCAGTACTTTGTTCTGGTGCTACAAAAAAATCTGGAATAATCGGATCATCTATTCCATCAATTCGTTTAAATACATAGTTAGAAAATCCAATTCCATCCAATAATAGACAAACTGCTTCACTTAATGAAACATTTTGAATAAAGATATGAGGTGCTTTTGTTTGTTCTAAGTAAAAATAAAAATCTCTTAAAGGCAAGGTTATGCTTGCATTTTGCTGATCTACTTGTGGCATAGTGCTTGAATATAAATATTTAATAGGAATGTAATAATCTGTATTATTTACATTTTTGATTACTTCATAAAACATAATTTTAATATTTCTATCTAAAAATTTAGCAATAATACTTCCAGATTCGCCATTCCATTCATTTACCTTATTAAATGATTGATCTGGATCAAACAATATTAATTGTCCAGTTGATGGCATTACCGAACCAACTGGCAATGCCGAATTTCCTAAATCTGATAGAACTTTAGTAACTGCAAACTCAACGGTACTATTAGTAATATTTGCAACAAGTCTAGGAGATAGTTCTATTAGTTCCAAATCAATTTCTGGCTTATTCATTGATTTTACTACAAGTCTTATTCCCTTGATCCAAACAAATTCCCTGTAAATTTTATCAAGACTATTGGATTGATTAAAATATGATGGGTTTGTAAAATTAGTAACAAAAGTACTATTGGGGGTTATTTCATCTGAACCTATTTGCCATTTATAAGACGGAATACTAAAGTCATATTCTGTTCCATTCCAAATAGCCAGAATACCTTTATCTGTTGCATTTGCGACTATGAGGTATGCTGTTCCTGTAATATTTTTTTGTGGTAAAAAATTTGCAGAAGCAATTGTTTGTGCAAATTTAAAATTACTGGTATAGGTTGATGGTATCTCAAGTCCATATTGTAATTCTAAATTTCCATCAGATGGAAAAATTTGAGTTGCTAAATCATTTCTAAATGATGTTTGATCAAATTCTAGTGCGGTAATCCATTTGTCGTTTTCATTTAAATATTGAACCTTAAATATTTGTGGAGTATGTTTATTAGAATTTCCATAGAATGGGTCAGCAAATTGTGTTTCACCAGGTACCTTGTATGGTCCAAGATTTGTTGAACCGACATGGGTTTGAACTTTTACAACAAGTCTATTTGCTGGAACTGCCTCTTGATAAACAACAAATGGATTAGCATCTTCAATCCAATATATTCCATTTTGATTATTTTTAGAAATACCATATTCAGGATTGTCAACTCTATTTGTAGTGTATATACCTGTAGGGTTTTCTGTGCGATATGATCTCCAGTATTTAAAAACGTCATCTTTGGTTGGCATATAGTATCTAGGACGAGAGAACATATTTTTATTTGGATATGACAAATATGCTCCAGGGAAGTAAGACAACTTATTTATTCCAGATCTTGGTCTAAATGGTTTAATGCAATCTTCTAAAGAATAATATAGTTTTTCTTTTTCTTTAGTTGTTTGAAATATTAATGGTATGCCACTATCATCAATTCCATAATCAGCAACCACATCTGCGTCTGTTGCATTGGTGTAAAAGTTTCCCATATCTTGTGCATCAAAAAAGTCTGGCATTACACTATACTGTGTGCTATTTTGTCTCCATCTGTAATTTCCAAGTTGCTGAATATTTCCAGGTACATTCATATTCCATTCTGCAATGACAGCAGAATCTTGAGAAATAGTATTGGATGTTTCCAGATGATTTTGCAGTTCATCGTTTTGAAACATATTAGACCTCTTCCAGGCTTACGCTAATGTTCCACATATCATGGGTTGAAGCACCACGCTTTACTACCGCATAATCAAAATTAGAAAAATACATTTGCATAACTTTAGTATATTGAGCCAGGTGTCCGTATGCTTCTACGTCTGTTCCAAATGCATTATAGTCATCATATGCTAAAAATACCCAGAATGGTCCAGTATGATCTTTATACCACTTATACATTTCACTTCCACCTGCTCCGCCATCTGCGGTATATTGATCTGTTGTATTGCTATATTCAGACAAACCAGTACTTTGATCAAAATTTGCTCTACTTGAAAATGCTCTAGATGGAAGCATTGACCATGAAGTTGAAATAACCATTTTGTCTGAATTGTGATAAGAACGCATTGTGCCATTAATCATTCTTTTTCTTTGTTCAATTCTTTGCTCATTTACAGAAATATCTGAACGATTGTGATCTGATATGATTAAAAATCCATCTGTATTGATATCATTTTCGGTAATATGTAATACACTAGATGTTCTTTCATATCCAGTTGGAACCCACAAGCCATCAACTAATGTGCCTGGATCATCTGACCACAGCATTGCGCTAGGGCGTTGCCATTTTTGTCTACCTTGAATATAATCTTTTGTAGCCATTAGTATCTAGTTTGTCCTTTCACACGCCCACTTTCAAGTTGACGTATCTTTGTTAATACAGCATAAGCAACATCATGTGGGTCCACGCTGTTACCTTGCATATTAACACTCAGGTTATAATTATACGCTACCTGACTATTATCAGTAACAATATTTGATAATGATGAAGATCTATGTCCTCCATTTGTAAACATCTTATCCATGTTTGGATATGTTTGTCCATTCATTGCTTCAAGTAATGGTTTGTATGCCATTGATGCTGCACGATTCATTACAAATTCTCCAGGTGTTAGCATTGCTGGAACTGTGTCTGTACCTTTTGCAAAACCACCATTGGCAAGATATCCCAAAATACTCTTTCTAGCATTAACTACTTGTGCACCACTTAACAATGCACCACCATTCATTTGTGTTAATGTGCTAATTGCTCCTGCTGCAATTGAGTCTGCTGCCATAGAATTAACACCTGCTGCTTGCGCTGCTGCTTGTGCAGCACTAATTACTGCTTGTCCAGCAGCAGTGCCCGTTACTCCTGATCCTGCTGGTGCTGTAGATGTGGTAGTTGTTGTTGTAATTCCTGTACCCATTGCCATTCCTAGTGCTGCATATGCTGCTGCAAGTTGTTGCACTAATGTAATTGCACTCGTAATACTTCCATTGAGTCCCATTTGTTTTGCTTTAGCAACATCAATTTGTATTTGTAGATCATTCCATTTATCTCTTTGAGCAGTTATAGCATCTAGTTCTGCCTGTTTCATCTCTTCATCTTTTTTAAGTTGTGCATTGGCAGCATCTAATTTGTCTTGTGCAGCCTTAAGTTGATTATTTTCCATATCCCATAATTGTTGTTCAAGAGGATACAGTGCATTTTTAGCAGCAACAATTTGATTTTGAATTTGAAGATTTGCTTGTTCTAATGGATAAATCTTTTGTTCTCTAATTGCTGCAATTTGATCTTCAATTGCTTTTTGTTGTTGTTGTAATGCAAATGACTGTTGTTGAATTTGGAATTGACGTTCTTCAATTTGAGCCTTTGTCATACCACCAGCAGTCAAACCAGCAAGTGCATTTTGTCTTGCTGCATCTAGAGCACTCATTGTAGCGTTGCCTTGTGCTGCTGCTTGCTTTGCTCTTAAATCTTGAACTGCTTGTGCTGCTGCAGCAATATCACCGCTAGATAATGCGTCTGCAATACTAATACGTTGTTTACCTAAATCTATTGCTTCTTGGTTTGCCTTGTTTACAAGGTCAAGTGCAGCAACCTGCTTATCATACTGATCATTAATAGCCTGTGCTTGATGATCAATTAAGGCAAGATTATTAGATAAAATATCTGATTCACTTTGTAATGCAGCCAATGGTTTTCCATATTGAATATCTGATTGATGTTGCAATGCATCTATTTGTTGATTATATTGATCAATCAACTGATTATTCATATCAATATCATGTTGTTTTAAATCTATTGCATGTTGTGCAATATTAATTTCATATTGTTTTGCTGAGATTAATTTTTGTACAGCATCTACTTGTGACTGTGCTGCATCCACAGCAATCTGATCTGCACCCTTAATTCCAGGTGTGCCCAAAGATGAGGCATATTTTTGATTAACTGCTTGTTCTTGTGCTGCAAAATAGGCATCTGCTGCAGATTTTTGATCTTGGAATTTCTGAAGCATAGAATCAATTTGTGTTTGAATTGCAACAGCACCTGCACCCATGTCTGGATGAGCAAGTTGATTTTTTAAATCTAAAAGTTTTTTAGCATCTGCAACAGCAGATTTCCATTCTGCACTTCCCTTTTTAAGAGAATTTATATATTGACTATAATCTGCATTTTGTATTAAATCTGCTGCTCCTGCTGCATCTACTCCTGCTGCTTTTAATTTAGCATAAGCAGATAATTGTTGTTGAATATTTCCACTTTCGGTACTAATTCCTTTGCCTGCTGCTTTAATTCTTTCTGCATTATATTTTTTAACTAAAGCAAGAACTGCTGAAAGTTCTTTTGCATTTTTTGCATTAGCAAAGGCTTCTGCAATTGATGAATCTGCTGCCATATCGGAAGCAGTTTTTTCATCCATTTTTGCTTTACGCAATATATTATATGCTTTTACTTGATTTACTAATGCAGCAGTATTTGCCTTGATTTGATCAACTGCAGTCTGATATGGAGATTTTGTAGTTGTTCCACCCAAATCTAAAGTTTTAGTTCCATTAGTATTATTTGCTACACTTTGATCACTTACATTCTTCCCCATTTGTCCTTTAATACCCTCAATTGTTGCTTTTGCTTTTGCTATTGCATCAGCAGCAGATTTTGGATCTTCTAACACTCTAAGGGCATCTGCCAATGTTTTTAATTGATTTGTATCTAATCCTGAAACTGCACCCTGTAAAATTAATAATTGATCACTCAAAGTGCCAACAGTTCCAACTGCCTTTGGCCATTCTGTGTTTAATCCCTTTAAGATTTCAGTAAATAGTTTTCCAGATTGTTCTGAAGATAATCCAGACATTGAACTTAGCAATGCTTGCATACTTGTTGTAAAATCTTTAGCCTTAATTTGACCAGATTGGAATTGATCTTGTAATCCAATAAAGAATGAACTATATTCTTGACCCGCAGTTGCTAATTTTGTTTTTAAATCTTTAGACAAAGTTTCATATGTAGTAGATCCCTTTTGACCATATGAATCGTAGTTTACGGTAGTTTTTGAATATCCTTTAGCAAATGCCTTTTTGTAGTCATTAATTAATGTTTGTGCAGTTTTGGCAATTCCTGCTTGACCATCTTTTGTTGTTACATCAATTGAATCAACAACAAATTTAATTTTTTGTTTTCCAGCATCTTCCAGCATTGCATTAATAATTGCTTGAACTTGATCCTTAGCAAATCCAGCACCAAGTAATTTAGTTGATCTTGCCTGTAACATCATTTTTGCTTGAGAAGTGCTTGCACCCTTAAGTGCTGCTACATCTTGTTGATATGCTTTATCTCCAGAAAGTGCATCTCTTGCTTGTGTTACCAGAGATCTTTGTTCTTTATTTAAAGGTATATATCCCTTAGCAGTTTCTGCAGAACCTTTGAAAGGAGTTACTCCAAATGCTTGTCCGAGTTTAGCAATTTGTCCAGCACTAATGTTTGCTGCTTTGCCCAATCCTTCAATTGCTTGTCGTTCTCTTTCTTTTGCAGCATTGACGAGTTTAATAACACCAACAAGGGCAGTCATTGCTGTAATGCCCCATCCTATTGGTCCCAAGAATTTACTAATTCCAAATCCAACCTGTGCTAATCTAGCACCAATACCAGCAACACCAGTACCCTTACTTGCAAATGATGCAATATTT